ACACCTGNGCCGTTCTCGTAGTCGCTTATNACTCGCTCATCNGCACTNTCCCGGTTNAAAACCCAATACCCGTGCTGGGTTACTTCGCTCTGGTTGACCGCCAACCTATGCGAGGCACCGACATGCGGAAACAGGTGGTCGGTCAGGGTGTCTACGTTCCTGACGGTGATCGGGATTGTTGTGGGCAGTGGTGTCCAAGGATCACGCCTCCATTCTTCAGGAGGGGGTTCGTCCATAGCCGGGCCGTTCGGTCCACCATCATCAGGTTGTGGAACCCATCGAGTATCGTTCCACTGATCTGCGGACGGCTCCATGCCGGACCAAAGGCCACGGTTTCCCGCAACATAATACGAATGTACTTGGTCCTCCGGGCGAATCCTTGTCTTATCTGAATGATCCTGAGATTCGTTGTACTCCCAAAACTCGATTTCCGACTTCGGCCTGCTTGAAGTGTGCGGTGCGCCTTGCTTATACAGGTTGCCAATTACGTCTACATGGGAATTTGGGCCAACTCTTGTCCACCAAGAACTAACATTATAGATAATGTTATTGACCAGCCTACCGCTTTGTGGTCTGTACATAGGCATCCGGTGTGAACCATGAGCCATGTAGTTATTATGCAAGTCAATATCACTCATTCTAAAGCTTGACTCAGAGGAATGCCCGCCAATATGGGCCTGCGGCCTATCCAGCGGTTCAGCAAGAATTGAATTCTGAAGCGTAACGCTGCGAAGATTGAGATTATCGTTCGATGTGTACACGTTCCAGTTGGTGTTTTCAGTCCAATAGGAAGAGCAATGATCTACAATAATGTTCTCTGGCGATTGCCCGTCTGTCGTTGTCACACCAAGTGTTGTGCCCCCGGTTTGCTTACCTTTTCTAAGCCGCAAATACTGTATAACCACATTGTGTGTGCTAATGATTATTATGTTCTGTTGTGACATTCCACTGGTGGCGCGAAGTTGTACTCCTCCTCCGGGTGCTGTTTGCCCAGCAATCGTCAAGTATGGGTTCCTGATCCAAAGGTGATGCACCAAGTTGATGGTCCCAGACACCCGGAACACCACAATGCGCGGACCACTTGCTTCTACCGCAGCGCGGAGACTGCCGGGAGGGACCGGATCACGGCTATCTTCTAGTGTGGTCACATACATGATCGTGCCGCCACGACCCCCCTCGCTTAACGCGCCGCCGCCCTCCGCCGTCGGGAACGCCTTCAGCACCGACAAATCACCCTCTTCTACCTCTGGCGCTACTTCCGTCGTCATCGTCACCGGATCGGACTTTGGACCTTCGCCTTTCTCATTCTCGCCAGCGACGCGAACATCGTAGGACGTCTCCGGGCTCAACCCGGAAACCCTGGGCGAGGTGCTCGTGGTGTTGGTTTTCAGGACCCCGTTGAAATAGATGTTGTAAGAATCGGCGAGATTGTCCGGGTCAAAGCTCAGCGTGATAGAGGACGACGTCGCCTCCACGAGCTGGACGTTCAGGATCTTGCCCGGAGTTGGCTCGAACCGGCCCAACGGGTTGCGACTGTCCAGGCGCTCTGTCTCGGGATCTCGTGAAAGGTAGTGGGTAATGTCCATTATCGGGTGACCTCAGGTGTGACTCGGACGCGACCCTCGAGGATTCGGGCCACAAATGGGGGATCGGTGCGCACCAGCTCGATGTCATGCACCAGGCGCTCGGCCGGCAGGGCCTGGGTCTGGGCCTCCGTCAGCCTCACCGTCAGCGTGTTTGGCAGCTCGACCTCAAAGGCGTACTCGGCCAGGACTTCCTCGTCCTCATGCTCCCGGCGAATCTGCCCCCGGAACTCCAGACCGTCCAGGTTCAGCTCGAGGAGATCCATGGTCCGGACGAACGTCGAGCCCTGCTGGATCGTAACGTCCCAGCGAAGCGCCTTCTGGATGGTGTTCAGTTCCATGATTACCGCTCCCGCAGTTGTCCGGGGGGCATCGGTTGGGCTCTCTTGCGTACCGAAGCCACGTTGCTCCAGTCCGACGAAAGACCCTCGGTATCTGTGGCGAGAATCCTGCAGTCATACCAACCGCCGCGCTCCACAGCGTCCTCCCAGAAGTAGCCCCTGGTATTGCCCTCCACAGCCTCTGTATCGCCGCGTAGAACCTCGATCGAGGCCTCCTCGGCACCATCAGTGCGGACGCAGTGCAGCCGGTACGACGCTACCTCCTCGTCAGGGTCCAGGGCCTCGCCATCGGTGCGCTCGACCGGGTCGCCCCAGGTGAAATCGAACCCGTGCATTGCCTGGCCTGCAGCCAGCCCAGGCAACAACAGCAGCAGCATCAGAAATAGCCTCATCCTTCCTGTCCTCCCATTCCGCTAACGAACATCTGCCCAGGCACCTTCTCGCCCATGCTCGAGAAGAACATGCTGTAGTGGGACTGGGCCTGCTGCTTGCCGACGCTCGACGTCTGCAGGGCATAGGCCCGAAACAGCATCCAGTGGCGCACGGCGTTCTCGTATTCCTCCGACATATCGACTTCCGGCCAGGGATCGCCTTGGGCAGGAGCCGTGATCGGGCCCGGATCGTCGGCATACGCCACCCGCACCTGAGTGCCCTGAGCCACCGGGGGCACGGTGAGGAACTCCCTGGGGCGATGCGGCACCCAGCCGTACTGATCCACCCGGTTGCGCGGGCGACCGCGCCGCCAGGTCGGCTCGTAGCGGTCCAGCACGTCGATGTCGCAGGGGGCGATCGCATCGCCGTCCGAGCCATCCGGGCGCACGTTGCAGTCCAGGCGGATGAATCGCAGGCCCGGCGACTGGTGCAGATGCCCCTCGTCCAGGGTGACCGTCTCCACCGTCTGGGTGGCGTCGGGCCGGATGCCGACCACCATGCGCAGGGCCGAGGTCAGGTACTCGGCCAGAGTGGCCTTCGACCAGCGGGCATGCTCAGGGTCGTGCAGCTCGCCGGCCACTGCGTTGATGATCGGCTCGGTCTGCATCAGTCAAAGTCCGGGTGACCGTGGGTTTTGATCAGCTCGCGCACCTGGTCGGTCAGGTCGGCCTGGCTCTTGCGCTTGTCGAGCTTGGTGCCGAAGTGGCGCTCGGCGTAGGTCGCCAGAGCGTCTTTGTCGGCATCACCGACGCGGACCGCGCCGGATTCGGTCACGATCTCGTCGGGCGTCTTCTGCTCCTGCCGAGCCGGTTCTGCGGTCTCAGCAGGCTGTGGCGCCTTCTTTGGCGCCGTGTCAGTTCCCACCTCTTTGAGGTCGGGATGTCTGGCCAGGATCTCCGTGTAGGCGAACTTCCGGCCGGTCTTCTTGTGCTGCAGGTATCGCATGACACCTCCATAGAAAAAGGCCCCTGGGGCGAACCCCAGAGGCCGGTTGCCGCTCAGGCTTAGCCAGCCGTCGCGTACAGGTGGGCAAGGCCCTTGCCGTTGATCACCTTGAAGCCGTACACCGAAAGGCCGCGCAGCTTCTCCTCGAAGCTGGTCTCGCCCACGATGTGCTGGGTCTTGGTGATCTGCATGGCGAAGGTCAGCGCCGACTTGTGGCCCGCCATCACATGGAAGGCGCGGTCGGTGCCGTCCGTCACCCAGGCGACGTGGTTGGACCGATAGACCGTGAACCGGTCGATCATGCCCATCCGGCCGTTGCGCAGGATGGAGGTGCCGTCACCCGCCAGGCTCGCGTCCTTCAGCTCGGAGCGCTTCACCCGGTTGGCGAGGACCGACGGCAGGACGACCCAGCGACCCGTCTCCGGGACCGACTGCTCATCGAGGACACTGCCCAGGTGGACGATGTAATCGATGATGTTCTCGGTCGTCAGAGCGACAGGATCACCGGTTTCGCCGAGGTTGTAGTCCTCGGAGATCACGCCGGCGGTGGTGCCCGCGTTCTCGTCGGCGACGTCGGCATAGATGGAACCGAGCACGTCGGTATCCAGCACCGCCTTCATCTTCTCGCCGGCATCCTCGGCCCAGTCGTCCATGAGCTTCAGGTCGGACTGGTAGGCGTCGATGTCGTCGATCGCCATCGCCCAGTACTTGGCCCGGTCGATCAACAGCTCGACCAGCGGGCTCTCCGGGTTTTCGTAGGTGAGGGTGTCACCCTTCTCGTAGTCCCGGATGGTGATGTCGGGGATGGTCCGGATGTTGACCTGGTCGCCGACGTTCTTGATCTCGCCCTCGTAGTCGGTGTTGGCGATCTGCTGAAGAACGGAGCCCTCGTAGTACTTCACGGCGAGCTTGGTGCTCCAGATTTCCGGAATGAAGGTCCGGTTGGCGCCCCCGTACTGGGGATAGCCGGTAGCAGCTGCTACGGTCATGATGTGTTACCTCACGGAAGTGCCGCTGCGGGGCTCACTGCCCCGTGATTGCGGCATGGATGGCTTGCTCCCGCTTGCGGAACTCGTCCATCCGGTGCCTCCACTTCCCCCGTCGCGCCTCGTCCTGCAGCTGATTCCAGTCGGAGATCGTGTACTGCGGGCGCGGGGGCTCGGGGTCGGTGTTGCCGCCTCGGGGCGGCGAGACCGGACGTCGGCTCGTTTCAGCGGGCTGTTTCGGTTTGGGGAGAGTCCCCTTGAAGGCATCGAAGATCGCCGCCACCCGGTTCGCGTTGAGGGCTCCGGCTGCTCGGTCCAGGAGGGTCTGGCGCACCTCCCCGGTGAAGGGGTCGGTTTCGGCCAGCCAGGAATGGAACTTCGGTTCTACGTTGATCTGCTCCCAGTCGGGGACGGCATCCTTGAGATCCTTGTCGAACCGCTCGCGCTTGCTCATCTGGCGGTCCTGCTTCAGGTCCTCCAGATCCTTGCGCACGGTCTCCAGGTCATCGAGACTGCCGACTTCCTTCCGGGCCACCTGGCGCACCAGGTCGTAGAACTCCTGTCCGTATTCCTCGACCAGTCGCTTCACCGCGTCATCGAAGGTCGTGTCGGTATCCCCTTCGGGGGCCGATGCCTTCGCGTTCTGCAGCTCCTGCAGCTGGCGCTCCATCTCCTGCTTTTCCTTCCGCAGTTCGCGGAGGTCTGCAGCCAGACGCGGGATCTCCGCGTCGTACTTGCCCTTGAGGCTGTCGTATTTCCGCTTCCACTCGTCGCCCTGCTCGGGCTGTGGCTCAGTCTGAGCCTGCGGCGTTGACTCGGCCTCGCGTTTCTCATCGCGCTCGGGTTGTTCTTCCAGGGTCGGCTCGTCGGCCTTGGCCTCTTCGGCCTTCGGCTCCTTCGGCTCGGTGTCCTGGGGCTTGCCGTACATCGCCTTGTGGGCGGCTTCGGCTCGCGCTTCGGCATCCTTGACTGCCTTCGGTACTACTCGATCACTCATGCGGCCCTCCTCGGGTGTCGCGGTGGCGCAAGGCCCCAGTGGGTTTCTTGCGGCCACAAAAAAACCCGCACATGGCGGGCTCGGGATCAGTGATAGGCCTTCTCAGGTATCCATCACTGGCGGCTGCGGTGAACTGCCTCCGGTGCCTTTCGGTACAGGTGGATCAGCTCACTCAGCACCTGGGAGGCTCCCTGCAGCTGGTGCATGCGGGGCGCCTCCAGGGTGTTCTCTAGTGCGTCTCTGACGTCTTCACGGCACGCGACCAGGTAGCGCACCACCTCGGCATCGTCGCCGGTCATCGATCGGCTCACGCGCGCGATGTCCTCCAGCACGCGCTGGCTCGGCCGGATCAGCATCAAAGCATCTCTCCTACGGGCCGACCGTCAGGGCCCAGCTCGGCGGGTGCCTGCTGCGGCTGCTGCTGCGCCATCTGCGCCTGCACCCGCTGCATCAGCTCCTCGCGGTCCGGGATGACCTCGTCGGGGCCAATGTCGAGGCTCTTGACCACCTCACGGTGCAAGGCAGCCCGCCCATCCGGACCCATGATCTGGAAGTCGATCGGGTTCATGGTCTGCTGCAAGTACTCGAGGCGGCGCATCTGTACCTGCTCCTTGTGCACCAGGCTCAGCGAGCCCTTGGCCTGCACCTGGATGTCGCCGGCGTAGGCCGGATCGAACTCGAACTGCATCACCAGGTCAACGAAGCGCCGCACCACCGGGACGATGATTCCGGTGTCGATATGGCTGATCACGTTCTTGATCGCCTTGCTCGCTGCGTTCATCAGCATCGAGAGGCCTGAGGCAGTGCGCCCAGCCTGGCCAATGTGGCTCG